CCACCAAGAGAAACTGCTCCCGTGCCCGTTGTTGTCGTGGTTTCTTTTACGCGATCCGCTACGACCAAGGCCATGACTAGGCAATCCTGATAATGGCGTTAGAGGCATCCGGTGTGGGAAACACAATGGTAAAGTCACCAGAACTTGATGATTTGTCAGAGCCAAAATCCAACACTAAAACGGTATCTGTAGTACCAGAGCCGCCGCTGGTTGTCGTATTGTATATAAGTGCTCCACGCGCCGTCAGTGTTGACGACCCAAATGTGAGGTCGGAAAAGTCGGTCAAGGCCGTGGTTCCCGAGGTGGTCGGAGTCACATTGGTCAATGTCCCGCCGCCTGCGGAGTAACCTGTGCCGCTGATCTCGTTCCCCGTGGTGTACGCTGTAGTTGCCGCATCAAAACTGGCTGAGTTGGTGTACATCGCCAGCTTGAACGTGTGAGCGCCGTTTGTAAAATTGTGAGCGCCAATAAGCAGTTCCTGCTTAAAGGACGTACACATGAAGTTTCCGCTAAAAGCCATATCATAGTCTCCTAATCATTTCAGCCAAATCTTTGTGCCCTGCATCTAGCAAAGCGTTGTTAACAGTAGTTCTGTCGCTTTGAACAGCTTCTTTCATATAAAAAACAAGAAGCGCCCTCATATGCTCCTTATAAGCCATCGCTTGGTCCCTGATAGCGGGCGGTGCCGTATCAGAAACGCTAAGAAGTTTAGTTAAGCATCGGTCAGCTACCTCTTCCGGGGTAAATCCACGATGTTGGGTAGTCTGAACTTCGACTATACCCGGAGATAGTGTAACTGCTTCAAAGTTCATTGTTTAGGCCTTATGACCATGCCGGTCATATATTGATCTGTTACTTCTTTAGATTCCCCAAATTGCTTCATCCCAATAAGGGCGTTTTGCAGTTGAGCCGTATATAAAGCCAGAACATCTTGCTCACCTTTCATAAAAGTGTACGCCTCTAACAAACTGCCATATAACATGGCCAGCGGAGCGTTTTCACTAAGCCACGATTGACTTGTATCGCTCAAGCTGGTCAAGCTGGCGGGCCGGTAGTAATAATGGAGTTCCACCGTCAAGGCGGCATCTGGCGTAGGCGCTAAAATAAAATTACCGCTATCAAACATCGCGTAGTATTTAGGCGTTCCTGTAGTGCTACTGTTGGGGTTAAACGTCTGCAAGAAGTTAACATCCTTGTACTCAGCAAAGATTTTGGACGAGGAAACTTCAAAAGAAAGCGAAAACGGCGCTAAAAAATCAGACGGGCAGTCCAAAAATTGATTAGACACCGTGGAGGTTCCGCTCACATTTTTACGGAACTCTGAAAGCTGTACATTCTTGAGAATGCGCTCTTCAGCATTACGAATAAACACAGGAAGATTATTAGTAAACGTCGTTTCGTCGTTTTCCGTGTAGTCTTTTATAGCCTGTTTTAATTCACCGTAAGTAAAACTCATGAGGTAGTCACCGTAACTAAGCCTACGGAGCCGGTCAGAGCGTCCGTCGCATCAAGTTCCGAAGGTAGTTGAGCAACCCCCGCTGTAGCCCAATTTCCGTTGCCCAAATAACGAATACTGTTTGTGGTTTTAACTAAAAAGGCGCTGGTTGGGTTGTTTGTTTGGGGTCTTGGGTTTCGTAAAGCTTGAGGATCTACAGCTTTTCTACGAGGCTCTAACTGGGGCTGTTTAGGATCGTACTCATCCGGACCAACCAACAGGCCCGTCCACTCGCGTTTCATTTCGTTTAACTTATAACGAAAGCCCGAGCGATCTGATATGCCGTATGCAAACTTACCGTTAGCAAACCTAGCCATCACAAAATCCTTGAGTAAGCCATTGATGGTTGAATGTTAAAAGAAGACCTGTCTCTATCTTCAGATGCCGCTCGCTCAAACTCTTCCTCATAAACGGTTTTGAGAAGCTGTACGCGTTCAGGGGCACGTTTCATTGAAAGGTAATACGCCAAACCTGCGGCCAAACAAGGGTAAAACCGAAAGGGAAGATCCATAGTGTTTGTGAAGGTATCTGCGTCATCCATACGAACAAGTTTATCTATGAGAACAGTGTCTGTGCTGTTGTCAGGCACGGGCCACAGCTTTAACACAGGGTTAATTTGCCTATCTACAAAGAACTGAGAGGGACGTGCTTTGGTCGTTTTAGTAGGTATATTGATGTAATTACCCCTACTAATCCGTTCCAGAGCAAAATCTGTCCCACTTCTTCGTATAACCGCGTCCAGCACATCTATGGTAGATGCTCCGAGCGTGTACTCAGCCGTGCCCTCAGTAAGCGAAACGGTTGTTTGATCAATAGTCCATTGATTCAAACCCCGGTTTGCCCAATCAGCCAACATCAAGTTCAACGACCTTTTTGCAGTTTTAAGGTCATAACCGGTGCGGACTTCTAGCCCACAGCGTTCATAAGCCTCTTCGATGTAATCACTTACATCTAACTCGAAATCTGTTGAACTTGACGTAGTCATTACTAATAACCCCGAACCCGCGGCCTTGGACAAGGGCTCATAGCTTCCTGTTTGTGTGCGTTTACCGGACCACCGTGCTTCATAAAGCCCATATTGTTTCGGACTTTAGTAGGCAATTTTGGCAAACCTTTGTTCCCCTTTGGAACGGGCTTTAAATCATTTTTCATGGCTACAGTGGCTTACTTGAGCTACTACGGACGCGAGAACCTGAACCTACGTCACCGCCGCCACGCATTTTCTTGGGCAGTGCTTTTGCTTTAGGCGGGAGGTCCATCATCGCTTCGCCACCTTCTTTCATCCCCGGCGGCTTATCTTTCATCGCCATACCGCCGCCACGCATTTTTTTAGCGGTCATACCGCCGCCACGCATTTTTTTAACAGGCTTGGCTTTTTTCTTGGCCATACCATTTTTCATTCCCGGCATCACAAAGTCTCCTGTATAGTTCTTGACGCTCGTCCCACAAACCGGCGGTTTGTGGGTCATTTAGGTACTGGTTATAGTACCCCTTTTTTCTCAGCATTTCTGCCGATTTTTCAATGGTGGAAAGCCGTTGCACAAAAAACATGGTGTATGGCTCGTCCACTAAATAGTCAAATTCTTGGTCAAACGCCTCTTCGCCTTCGTCATGCGGGTGAAAGCCCATGACCCACAGGTCTTTTTGTATAAAAATGCCCATGGATATGGCGTCATTTAAAGCTCCGATATAATCGTGAAACTCTTGTGGTTCCTCCACAAAATCAAATTGCACAAACAAAATTACATCGTAGGTGTCATCAAACTGTGACAAAACTGTGTATAAGCCTTGCATAGATTTGTCGTAACTAAACGAAAAACCTATTTTGTCCGATAAAAAAGCTTTTCTGGCGTAAGGACACGCTGGGAGGTCGTTAAAGAAAGGATTAGGTTTGTCTAAAACTTTATTAGTCCATTCTTTTATTTCTTTAATAACTTTTTGTTCTAAATTCATAACTAGTCATACCTAGTCTTTTTTCTACGCTCCGGCATTACCGCACCACAACCCCGGTGATTCTTACGTATTTCACCGCCATTGGCCGCTTTACGTACCTTAGCGGCCTTAGTGTTAGACACGACCTGCTTACCTTTTTCGCCTTCACGCTTCTTTTTTTTAGCTGTAGCGGCTCGCTCAGATTTACTTAAACTGTTTGCTTTAGAACGAGGGAGACACCGGTCTGGGCGTTTTTTGTTTTTAGATGTACCGCACTCGCCAACAATGTTGCCACTGCTGTCGATGCGGACCCAATCTTGATCCAGCCATTTTTTAAGTTCGCCCATTAGCGACCTTTCCTTTTGCCGCCTTTGGATTTTTTGGCGTAGTTAGGGTCTTTGCAGTATTTACTTGCGGCTAAATTAGCGTAAGCAGAAGGGTATGTGTCAAAAGTACGCTTTGCCCACGCTTTACCTTCGGGACAAATTTTACTGCCCTTACTTTTGCTAGACGCCGCACCGCCCTTACGCATGTAAGTGACTTGAACCTTAGCTTTATTGGGCCCTGTTTTTACCCTTGATTCAGACATGCCCATGATGAATCCTCATGCGTAAGTATCTATGGCTCTTCCCTTGGTGGCATCAGTCGAGGGGGTTACATCCACAGATGTGGGTTGGAACTTAACTTTTGACGAATCAGCAGGCATCTGAGCATTGTTTAAAGCGGTGGGGTTCATTGCAGGATTGGCCGCACCCGCAACAATACCCGTCGGCTTCTGCATCATGTTGGGCCAGTTAACACCGCCCACCTGTAAAGGGTCACTAGCCATGTATCATCCTGCTAAAAATCGACTAAAAATAGGAACGCTAATAATTAAAACAGCCAAACCCCAAATCTTTATGTCTAAAGCTTTTAAAGAGCTTTTTTGGTCGTCCAAACGCTCTTCAATGCGAGCGTAACGAAGCGCACATTCGGCTTCGTGTTGATTTAACTGGGCTAAAACATCTTCTAACTTCATAACAATTACCAAGCTTTACACGACCAATAACGGGCTGAAAACTTATCTTTAGCCGTGTCACAATTGTGACGTGCCCTGAAGTTACTTCTCCGCCCCGGCTGTGACTTTTTGATCGACATGTTGGGGTCCCCAAAGCGAACAAGCTTCACTTCCGTGCCTTTTTTTGCCAAAACCGCACTTTTTTTTGATTTACCGGGAGTTTTTTTTGGCTTGTTATAACCAGAAAAAGTTTCTCCTCGGTAACTCAAACGGCCCGAAGGAAGCCTTTTTACGTTTTTGGTGGTAGCCATTAGCTAAAAAACACCGTAATTGCCGTAATATTGGTTAAGACACTGACATAAATATCAGACACTTTTATGCCTTCATCAGGAATGTTAACTGAATGTGTTTCACTCGCAGAAAAATCTAAATCCAATACCGTACTGCCACCATTGCCGTTCGTAATAGTAAGCCTTGGGGTGCCCGAAGCTGAAAAAACTTGAATCTGACGGATACGAGCAGGCCCTACCGAAGCAGAGCCTGTCCCGGTCAGACGTTTTGATCTTACGTCTGAGTTGGCCATAAAGACCTCCTGTTAGGATGCGTCTGAAGAACTAGAAATGCCGAAGAACTTCAGCACAATCACTGTATCGCTTCCGGGATCACCAGAAACTACAAGCTCTACTTCATCGCCAACCAGACCGCTTGCACCAGTGGTAAAGCCAGACATGCCCAAAACGCCGTTACAACCAAAGAATCCTTTGAATCCGGTTGTGTTTAGCGCGGCAGAAATACCATCAACATAACCATCTGTATCTGCGTCGGTGCCTATGTCGCTAAGGGTTACAGAATTGGTAGAAGCGGTGGTAACCGCTACCGTAACACCCATAGGAATAAAGTTTGTAGGGATGCCTACCGCTGTTTCTTTTCCAGTAGTATCGCCGTTAGCTACGGTGATCGTTGCCTCATAGGTCTGCAACGTCATTGTGCTGGTAACAGCACCGGTAGTGGAGTTTTTTGTAATATCTTGAAAACCGTTTTCAGAACGGACGGGACCGTTAAACGTAGTATTAGCCATGAGGTTCTCCTGTCGTGGCCAGTGTCAGCCTCAGTATAAGGCTGTCAGGAAAAATTTATATTAACATAAATGTTCCACGTGGAACAAAAAAAGCCGCCCGAAGGCGGCTCTATTTTTAGGCACCCGGTGTGCCAAAGACACAACGCCAATCGGAAACTCCGAAACTGTAACGCTCACGCGCCTTGAAGCGCATGTTGCCAGTATCAAAGTCACCTTCCATTGCAGTCTTGATGGGGCTTCGGTTAAACATCTTGAAGCCGTTAGGTGCGTCAGTCTTAATGAAGAACGCATCTGTGTCGGTCAAGAAATGGTTAACTACCGCGCCATCTGGGAGCATACCCATAGACTTGGTTGCGTTGAGGTCATTGTCCGCAGTTCCCGGACGCAGGTTGGAGTTGATCACCCGCTCTGCAATAAATTGCAGTTCTTTTGGGATAACCATCTTCATACCACGTACCGCGATCTTTAGACCACGCTCATCGGTAAAACCAGCAATGTCAATTAGCATCTGCTCAAGAGAGGTCTCGTTGAGGTCAGCGGCGGTTGACAAGAGGTTACGCTGGTTCCCTGAAAGGGATGGATGAGCCGCAGAGCAGAGAGCGGCACCATCTCCAACAGGAGAACCGGTGCTAAAGGCGTTATTCAGAATTGAAGCGGCCTTAATCTGCTTGGTCTGGGACATGGATCGTGCCAAAGCACGGGTGTAACGAGAAGCAAGGCGGTCATACAGATTATCTTCGATTGCTTCCTCAGTAATTGAGAATGCAAGCGCGATAGTCTCGTGAGTATAACGTGCAGTAAATGTTTCCTGCGCGTCATCAAACGAAATAGCACCACCTTCTGACTTAACCGGTGCAGTACCGAAGCCAGATAACATTACTTCTTCTTCAAAGGCACGATCTGAAGATTCTTCGTCGAAGATTTCAGCGTGTTCCTGTTCGTAGCGGTCGAACTCAAGTCCAAAAAGAGCGTTAAGCCCCGGCTCAAGTTCCTTCGCCAACTGTGCGCGAGAAATAGCCATTACTTAATCCCCCTTAAATGCCGGTTGAGTCGGCAGTGGTTTGTGAAGCAAAACCACGTGTGCCAGCGTTAAAATGAGCGTTCAATCGAACAAGCAGATGTGCCCCAGCAGACGAATAATCATTGTTAGCATCATCGTCAACCAAACCTACGATACGCAACGGTAGCGTTGCCGTAGCCGCAATTGTGCTTACACCAAGTTGGGAATTTGACTTACCCGTAGAGGTAGAACCTGTACGAGCAGAAGTTCCCAAGCTGGCATTAGCAAAAACAGCAGTTAGTGCAGTAGCTCGGTCAGTGAGGGTAGCATCCGCCGCAACGACGAACAGTTGATCAGGGTTATCAGCCACAAGAGCCTTTATAGGGAAGTTAGTATCGACAGATACGCTTCCTGATCCGGGCCAGTAATTAAGAAACACAGGTTTCTTTTGTGTGGCGTCTTGATATTCAACCCCTACTAGAACACCAAGGGCTTGTGTGGTGCCGCCATTGGTAGCTCCAGCTTGGTCAATAACGCCTGCGGCAGTGGGAACACAAATGCTACCGTTAAAAATAGCATTAGCATTGTTACTAGCAATTTCATACTGAGTAACACCGGTGGTGTTAGCACCGCTTCCTACAAGACCAACAGGACGAAGACCAAAGGCAGTTTCTTGATTTGCCATAATTTAGTTCCTCATGCTGTGCGGCCCTATTTCTTGGGGCCGCCAAAAGTTACACGACTCTGACGCTCGGGTTTGCCGATTGTCATCGTTGGATGAGCGTTTTCTCGCATCATATCGCTTTCAACAGCTTCAATTTGGTCCGCGTTACGTTGAGAAAAATACTCAGCGCGTTCCTGAACTGTTTCTAGCGGTATACGAGCGAGCATCAATCCGCCAACACCAAACACACCCTCATATTTACCCGAATCAATTACCGGAGACTCAAAATCTGGATACTCGTCTTGGCGAACAAGCTCATAGCCTTCTCGCAACCTTGCCGAAATATTTTTGGTGTCGTCAAAACCCCTTACTTCGGCGCGTATCCAACGATGTTTAAAGCCCTCTGGTGCGGGTGGGGCGTCTAACATAGACGGGGGAGACCAAGGCTTACGCCGTCCCTGTTTCTCCCTTGACGCTGTTTCACGTGAGGAGCGATCAATGCCCTCAAAGCCTTTATTCTCTGCTGACATGTCAATTACTCCTTCACGTACTTCGCGTATTCTTCAAGCGGCACTCCCAATTTTTTAGCGATTGCTACTTGGGTCTGAGAGAGTTTGACCCTTTTACCACTGCGCCCAGTTTTGGTGGAGCGTGAGACACCGGCAACATTCTGAGCGGGTTTGCGGCCAGTAGATCGCTCCTCTCCAAATTTATGCGGGAACTCCCGCTTAATTCTAGAGTCCAATTCATTGTAGTAGTCATCTCCTTGCGGGTCAAACCCTTCTTCTTCTACTAATCTTTTGTGAATTCCAAAAGCCGCAAAAGTCATTGCCTCGTCTTGACCAAACCAAGAGTTCTTTTCGGCCCACTGTTCAGCTTTAGGATCAGGCCTTTGAGGCTGTTGAGGAGCCTGCTGTTGCGGCGCGGCTTGTGGGGCCTGCTGTTGCGGAACCTGCTGGTTAGCTTCGGCACGTCTCTGAGCTTGAGCATATTGATTAGCCGCAATACTAATATCGGTCAGTTCTTTCTGAGCAACTACGGTTCCTTCCGCATCACCTAACTCAACAGCGCGTTTAAGAGCCGCTTCAGCCTGCTGTTGTTGAAGTTGAATGCGCTGACCGTATTCGGTCATAAAACCTTGATCTAGGTTCTGCATCCTTTGTTTAATGTGTTCTGATTCGGCCTGTACATTTTGTGCAAACTTTACGGCCTCTTCTTCACGACGCTCGGCTTCGCGCATCTTTTTAGTCAAACGATTAATGCGCTTCTGTACAGATTCGCTGTACTCTGCGATCTCATCGTCAGACGAAGTCTCTTGCTCTATCTCAATCGCAGGTTCTTCCGAAGCAGTTGTTCCACGTGGAACATTTTCTTCTTCGGGTTGCTCAAGCTCTACTTCTGTCGCTTCAGCATCTCCTACATCTAATTCAAATTGAGGTTCTTCGGCAGGTTCTCCCACGGTACTTCTCCTTTACAAACTAAGAATGTCTTTTGGATCGTCAATCGTTGCTAGGATTTCGTCATCGTTCAAAATCCTGCACTCCCCGCCGTCAATACGGAACCGAGAACCGGCATAGCGAGCAAAGATTACCCACTGTTTTTCGGTGCACCACGGGCCGTCAGGAAACTTTTCAGCGTCCTTGTAGCAAAGAGGACCTTGCTTGACGACATAGCCCACTACCGTTTGAAGTTGAGTGTCATTCAAAACTTGGTTGGGGATGTAAATACCGCCTTCGGTGGTTTCTTTACCGCGGTATGGGAGAATTAACATGCGCCAGCCGGTAGGCTGTGGCATACGCTCCAAAAGACTTTTGTCCATGGCCTCGGGGTCGAGTACCTTGGCTTCTGGAGCTTTGTAAAGGGATTTGACGCCTTCTGCGGCGGCGTCAAGGTCAATTTTTTCAGCTAGATCAGTCATTTAGTTGCTCCTGTTTTTCTAGCAGGCCCGAGAGTTCCTGTGCTACATAATTCAAAGCCGATAGCTCACCCATAAGGTTTTGGTACTGCTCCATCGACTTTACGCCATTGTTTTCCAACAATTCTAAGACTTGTGTGCGGCGCTCTTTTATAACCTTTTGTATAAATTGAGCTAAGTATAACGAGTCCACATGCGCTCCATCTCAGAAAGTCTTATCTATATACCACGACAGTCTAAAAGGGGCAACTAATATGTCCACATGACAGGTCCAGTGGTGCGAATATCCACGTGTACAAACGTCTTGGCAACGCCTATGCCGCCAAATCCCAACTTTAACGCTTCTTCTACAATCTTTCTGCGCTCAATCCCGTTATCCGCATGAATATCCGCCGCAATGCCCTGTGCATGAGTTCCGGGTTTTACTTTGGATTTTTCAATGGAGTGTTCTGGGGAACGGTATCCAGAAGTAATATGAAAAGGAAAATCACACGCTTCGCGAAGCTCGTCCAAACGGGTAATAAATTCTGGGACAATTTTGTTTTCGCCCGTTTCCTGACAAACAAATTCTTCTTCTTTAAAGTATTTGTAGGTCACTCTTTTTTGCCCAAAAATAGCCCAAACGCGCCTGTTAGCGCACCGGTCATGACACTAACCAATGCCGCTTGCTCTGGGTTTGGATCAGGCAACGACATGAACCACTCAACCGTCCGGTATGTCATGGCGATCATGGCAAACATGAGTATCCGCGGGATAATGCGCCACGCGTTAAGCTGTTCTGGCGTCATTTTTCGCGGGCTACCTGCTTTGTTTTTTCAAAGGTGCGTAAACCACCAAGGCCAAGCATTCCGAGAAGCACTGTTAACAGGCTTTCCATCTCAAATACAGGCAACGGAGGGGCATCCACACCAGCAAATGTAATAACAAAAACAGCCATAGGCTGACCCACAAAATGCCAAGCCAGAGCAACGCCGCAAGTCCAGCCCACAAACGGCCTCCAGCCTGCGACAAACATTGATTTGTGTGCCGCTTCAGCCTTGTTGATCTCAATCTGACCCTTTGCAAGCTCTTGGGCGTGTCGCTCGGACATCGTCGCAATTTCGTGCGCGAGTTTCGCCTTTTCATCCGCATCCGGTATAAATTTGTCAAGTAAGCCCGTAACAGGGCCAATCAATGCCTGCAACATGTAAACACTCCCTTACTTTGTTAGCAACTGGTGTACCGTGAGCCGCGGAGCGCGGCACCCATGCCACGCTTCTTGCCCGTTGTAGACTTACCCATGGCTATATCCGGCGTCTTTTCATCCTTTGCCACAGCATAAGGAATAGAGCCTTGACCTTGAATATCAGCCTTAGCTACAGGATTTGGGGGGTTCTTGGGCGGTGCGCCGTCTACCTTAACTTTCATATCAATTACCTCGTTTTAACAATTCACGTTGTAAAGCCGCATCAATCCTAGCCTGCGTCTGTCGCTCCTGACTAGCAAGCCGTTGCTGGAACTCAGTTTGCTTGTTAGACATTCGCTGTTGATCCATCTGCAATTCTGCCTGATCCATCTGCAAATCAGCCTGTTGCTTCTGGGCATCCATCTGAAGCTCCTGTTGCTTGAGTTGCACCAGCGGGTCACCTTGATTCTGGCCCGTGATCTGTGCAGTAAGCTGTTTCAGTTTGGCAAATTCTTGTGCATTGATCTGAGCGACCATGGCTTCTAGCTGAAGCTCCATATCCGCATTTAAAGGCTGACCACCTGTTTGCTGTAAAAGTTGTGCCGTAGCAATCTCTTGGCTTTTAACCTTAACGTGTTCCATTACGTGCTTTTGCAGTGAAATAGCCGACTGTGGCAACGCCTGTAGCGTCCCAGAAGTGCCGAATGTCAGGTGCGTCATAATGTGTGCATCGTGATCCTGACCCTCAAACACCTTGAGTTGTACGCTATCCAAAGTGTCGATATTCTCTTGAGCAGGGTCCTTGGGTATCGGATCGTCTGAAGACGGCGCTATCAATATCTTGTCTACGTCATTGACCCCCAAAGCCTCATACATACGCCGATAGGCTTCATGCAAATCGTGTATTTGCGGGGCCTGCATAGCCATCTGTAGCTGGGCTTGTGCCAATGAAATGCGCTGTGCCTGCGAAAAAGAGTTGGGGTTTGATACCGGAACCACATCTATCCGGTCGTCAAAGTCCAATTGCATGACTGCACGATCACCCCCCGCCACCGCATAGGGGTACTCTTGCGGTAAATACTCGGACATCACCCGCGCAAGAAGCTTAAACTCCTGACGCATTCCATAGTGCAGACGTTTATGCACCGCACTCATGACCCGTGAGCCCTGTTCCAACAACGCTACCGTCGTGCCGACAGCCGCCTGCTGATTACCATCGCCCACCTTCAGGTCTGTGATCGTCGCGAACCGACGACCCGCATCCACCACAAAGCCCAAAAGCTGGAACAACGTGGTGTCCGGACCCTTAAAGGGCAACGGCATCAAAGAGTCTCTGATAGCCCCACCGGGCGCATCTACGTCCCTGAACTCACCGGGCTGTAGCGGCTCCTCATCGTCCCTGACCCGTAGGCCACGGGCCTTAAAGCCTGCCGGTAGATTCGACAGCGTACCCGCATCAATCAATTGACGTAAGGCCGCAGTAGCTGTGCGAGACAAGCCCCCAATGGTGTGGATCAAACCAAGGCCATAAAACCCAAAACCGGGCAAAAACTTGTAATGCACGAAATACTGGATCTTTTTCTTTACGTCGCTTTCTTCTTTAAAATTACGTCGAATAGACAGCACTTGGCCACTGTCTTCGCTTATTGTAACGATATACGGAACTTTGATGCCCGTTGGCTCCCCATCTTCCCCCGTGTCTTCAAAACCCTCTAGGTCCAGATTGACGTGGCACTCAAGCAAAGTGCAGTCATAATCCAGATTGCCGGGCTCTATCCCATCTAGCTTATTAATCTCACCCGTAATCTCATTTTCTGCGCCTTGAGCTGGAATAACGGGGATGTCCCTATAAAAACCCATGACCTGCCGAATACGCAGATCATTTAAAGTCATCTTCACGACTTGAGTAATGTTTTCACAAGAATCTAAATCACTGGCACCATAAGGCACCACAATGTCCTCTGCCGGGACAAACTTGCTGACAGCGCGATCTATCGCCTCGTCATAGTAAACTTTCTTGAAAGTAGAACCGGCCAGCGGCAGATAAAACAACATCTGATCAAACTCAGGCGTGTATTCCTCCATCACATTGGTGATGTAGTAGTTCATAAACTCTTTTACACGATACGCCTGCGCCTCGTTTTCCCGCGTCTTCTCACCAATAATCTGGGTGCGGACAGGACCTGATGGCGGCAAAAGCTCGTTAAATGCCTGTGCCTGAAACTGTGTGGCCGCTTCTGCAAGCAAAGGGTGAGTTACGCCGGTAGCCCCTCTAAAGGGCATCGTGCGCTCTTCATAGTTGTATCCCAAAAGCTCCAAGCCCTTGGAATACGCGTCTTCCCACTCGGAACGAGATGATTTGTTAGCGTCAAACTCGCCTA